TAGGTAAGGGTGGAAAGTGTATTTTTGGGGGTGGGTTTTCTTCTGTTTGTACCTCCTTTGTACCTTCGGGTCTTCGTAAATCGCTCGGAGGTACGACCAAAGGTTGATATGAGGGAACATCTGCTGTAGGGAGAGGTATTGAAGGGGTTTTTAGTTGTACTGCATCTGGTAAAACTATGGTGGGTAGTTCCATTAAGTAAATGTAACTGTTTGAGAGTTATCACTAACAGCAGTAACTTTATGTAATTTATCGCTTGCTGCTCCAATCGTTGTAGTAGTAACAGTTACACCACTACTAAATGTTGCAGTTATACTGCTAGGATGTCTAAGATAAATAACTCCAGAACCGCCAGTGCCTCCAGTTCCACCACTTGCACCACCAGAACCACTACCGCCATGTCCTGTGTTATCTAGTCCATCATTACCGTCATAATATCCATACACACCATTAGTACCGCCAGCAATAGCAGCGGGTGCGTTGTTACCACTACTATATGCACCAGCAGCACCACCACCAGCAAGGTATCCAGCATCAGCATAACCTCTAATAGTTGAATATTGACCATAACCAGCGTCACCGCCATCACCGCCACTACCACCGTCAAATCCTCTATAACTAGCACCGCCTCCGCCACCTCCGCAAGCTACACCAGCAGAGAGATTAGAGTTATAACCAGTGCCACCATTAGTTCCTTGGCCTGCAATACCAGTTCCACCACTTAAGTTTTGATCTTGGCCACCGCCGCCACCGCCACCAGAACCGCCATTACTTCCAGCAGCTTGATAGTGGCCGCCACCGCCGCCACCTGTTGAGGTTATTGAACCAAAAGTACTATTACCACCATTGCTTCCTTGAGCACCAGAGTTGCCTGTTCCACCAGCACCAATAATCAGACTATAGCCAGTACCACTAACAGCTTGAAAAGCTCTTTCTGGCCCGTCACCGCTACCAGAGTTACCATAATATGGGACGCTACCAGCTCTGTAGCCGCCACCGCCGCCACCGCCGCCACGAAAGCCGCCGCCTCCGCCGCCGCCACCAGCAATAACTATGTAGTCAATTTCAAGCGGTGCTGAAGATATACCTAGCATAGTCTTAGCTTGATCTGGTGTGATTTCTGTTATTTCGCCTGCACCAGAATCATGTTTACCTAACAGTCTAGACCCAGTAGATGTGTTTTGCATTTTTGCAAAGGTAACTGCGTCATCAGCTATATGAGCTGTATCTATAGAACCATCTACATAATGCTCAGAGTTTATAGCATCATCAGCGATTCTTGATCCTGTTACGCAATCATCCCCAAGTTTTTGGTTGGTTATAGCACTGTTAGCTATCTTAGCTGTAGTTACAGCATCAGTAGCTAATTTGCCATTTGTTACTGCACCACTAGCTATTTTAGCTTCTGTTACACCGCCGTCTGCTAACGCACCAGTAATGTAAAGTACACCACCCATAGAACCGTGTGAGGTACATTGGTAGTATAGCACGTCTGGAGCATCGTGTGGTACTTCAAATACTATTGTAGATCCACCAGCTCCTCCATTATTTGTGACTCCTGTGTTGTACTCTGTACCAGCCGAGCCATTGACTGTTGTTTGTATACGAAACGGATGTGCCCCTGCACTATTACCGTTTACAAATCTGTATGTTTTACCACGTGTTAGATACAAGGTAGGGTCATTGACCGCCCCGGTCAAGCCCTCTCCTGTAAATGTATAGTGGTTACTACCGTCTGCTCCTAGTGTGTAGGTACGATCAAGAGCATCGGCGTGTAGTTTACCAGCTGTAATCTGACCATCTGCCAGATCAGCTGTATGCACCTGACCGTCTTTAATACCACCGGTGCTTACTTGTGTTAATGCCATTATGGTTTAGGATATTTGTCTTTGGTTTCCTTTATCTTTGCTTTCCAAGCGTCGATGCCAGAATGGTAGATTAAGTCTAGCTGATCGACCACACTAGGATATTCGGATGCTCTATCTTCTTTATAGCCATTAGCTGCTATGTCAGCAGCGTGTCTATCTTGATCTGCTTTAAATGCTGCTTCTTCAGCATCTGTTAGCTGTACTAATTCGTTATTAACGTAATGAAAATTAGGCATTATTTACTCCGTATAAAATAATTTTTCCATCAGTACTTCCGCTAAAAGAACCACCACTCCAATAAAATTTTAAACCTACTACTGCTTCAGACCTGTCACAACAACCGTTTATAAAATCACCTTCTGGATCTCCGTCATCTTGTTGATATGAAGTAAGTCCGGTGTATCTTAAAGTTTTATTTGCAGCAAATCCAGTTAGATTTATTTCACCAAAAAAGTCAATTTGTGATAATGTATCACCAGTTGCTTGATAATTTAATCGAAATTCACTCGAATTACTAAAGTTATAACCGAGATTATGAGAAGCTCTTGATCTATGAAGTGAAGTCATATCTCCACCTGAGTCTCTAGCCCTCATATATAAATCTCGGTTACTTGAAGTGCATCTTACATTAAGTAGATATATTCTATAAACTGGATATTCATTAAAAGCATTTGAAATAATAATATCTGAAGAAGTTGATGTAATACTTGTTGTTGATATATGTTTTATATTGCCACTTGGAGGTGCTACAAATGACAGAGCACCAGAACCATCAGTTTTAATAAGTTGATTAGCTGAACCATCTGATGTAGGAAAGGTTAAGCTGTTAATTGTTGTTGCATTAATAGCACACTTACCGTTGCCATCTAATGTTATAGCGTCTCCTGACGCACTGTTTGATCGTACTTGATCGACTAATATTCTACTCATTGCTTAATCTCCTGTAATATTAACTTACACTTCATTGCATTAGTACCATCACTCTGCCCTGCAACTTCAAACGCATACTGCCCAGAAGTTAATCGTAAAGTTATATAATGAGTACCAGTTCCTGTGCAAGTAAAATTACCATAATCGGCAGAAGAAAAAGAGTAACTATCATCTTGTGTACTTGTTCCAAAGGTTCTATGTTCAACATCTATAACTTTTGTATTATTTGTTGCAGTACTAGATGTACCAATATATACTCGATACTCGTTTGCAGAACCAGCTTGTCCTGTAATATTTGGTATACTCATCCAAACTGCAAACTTACTTCCAGAATATAACGGAGTAAATGTTTCGTGAATTTTATTTGTAGTAATTTGAGCACCTACAGTTTCTTGTCCACCATAAAATGCCAAAGTTTGAACAACAGTACCAGCGGCTGGGGTTGCAGCTGCAAAAGATAACTGACCTGACCCGTTTGTTTGTAAAACATGTCCGTTAGAACCGTCAGCTACAGGTAGTTTAAACTGCACGTCACTTGCTGATGGTGCAGAGGTTGGTGGATGCAGAGATACTGCATTACCACCAGAATGTTTTAATTTTATTGAACTCATGCTGCTATCTCCATCAATGTAATATAGGACGGAATACTTCCTGATTGGGACTTAATTCTACCGCTACTATTAGCAATATAAACAGCACTTTGAGTTTTATATGTTATTGCTGAAGTAGTATTGGGAGAATCTAATACGGTTACACTATAACAATTATACATTGAATAGTTGGAAGCAGCGTTTGTATAAAGATACAATTTATACTTACCACCATCACTTGATACAGCAGAGTCAATGACTGTAGAATCTCTTAAAAGTCTAATACTACAACCAGCTTCGGTGTTAGCTCTTTGAAATTCATATGCTTGAGATACCGTAACTAAAATTTTACTACTTGTAGACGATGGTGTAATACTTCCACTTAAATTAGTATCTTCAAAAGTAGTGGTTTCATTTGTATGTTGAGATGTTGTAGAACTTGAAACTACTTGAAGAACTTTACCTCCAGCACCACTTGCTAATTTTGCAGCACTTACTGCGTTAGCAGCAAGCATATCGGTATCTACTATACCGTTCGGTAAACCACCAACAGCAATACCTGTGATAGTACCGTCTCCATTTATTTGTATTGCCATATTAAACTATTGTATATGTACTACCCGAAGGTATTGTTAATGTAACGCCGTTTGCTATAGTGATCGGCCCTGCACTAAGAGCGTTTTTGTTTGTTGTTATTGTGTAGTTGTTAGATATAGTCTGTGAGTTTTCATAGATACATCCATCAGCTACTGCTGAAGCTACACCTGTTAAGTTACTACCATCACCTGTGTAAGATGTTGCACCTAGAGCTCCTGTTGCAGCGTTAAAGGTTAGATTACTACCAGTCTTTGGTGCTTGGTCGCCTGTAGCACCATTAACAAATACAGGAAAACAAGTTGTGTCTGCTGACTCATCTGTTACTGGTATAGTAGAGGTGTTGATAGAGTTTGTAGATGCCGCTGTAATACGTCCCTGAGCGTCTACAGTAATTGCTGGGATGGCTGTGGCTGAACCATAGCTACCAGCACTTACAGACGTGTCAGCGAGCTTTGCAGCAGTCACTGCGTCATCAGCTATCTTTGCTGTAACAACAGAGTTTACTGCTAATTTATTTGAATCTACAGAGCTGTTTGTAAGTTTAGAATTACTTACGCTGTTGCTAGCAATTTTAACTTCTGTTACTCCAGCATCTGCAATCTTGTCTGTTGTAACTGCACCAGATGTAATCTTAGCAGCTGTAACTGTACCATCACTTGGCGTACCAATACCTACCGATGCTCCGATCGTGATGATGAAGAAATCAACACCGCTAGCAGGGGCGGCAGAAAATATAATATCAGCACCAGAAATTGCGAAGCCCTCGCTTGGCTGGCTGGATCCACTGTTAGGTTTTTGAATGACTCCATTGATGCTAACAAGGTGTTGCTGTGCAAACTGACCGGCGTTGCTAAGAGTAAATCTGTAAGCTGATCCATTAAATGTTGCACTTCCTCCTCCTGTGCTAGATGAACTAGATAATGTATTTATAAAAAAGTTACCTACTGACTGTGTTTCTTCAAACGCAGAAGTTGATGTATTATAGACGAGTAATTTATTTGTAGCAGTATTATAGAATAAATCACCAGCGTCGTTATTACTTGTAGGGTTCGACGAACCAACTCTATATCTTTCGTTGAAATCATTGATGTCTCCACTAAGATTTACTAGATCGTCTTCTGCAAGTGTAGCTTTGTGGTAGTTATATATCTGTCCACTACCAGTTGATGTTACAATAAGACGTATACCATTAGCGATAGTAGAGCTGTGAAAGTTAGATGGTATGTTGTTTATTGTAACAGTTGCACCACCTACAGTTGTAGCTGATGTACTTGTACCACTACCATTAACAACAACACCGCCTGCGTCTGATATACTAACAGTAGCACCAGACTGCCCTTGTGTATTAGGAAACTGTGTTTCATTTGCTATAGCTGTAAAGCCACCAAATGTAGACAGCTGTCCGGCTACATAATCAACAATAGCACCAGAAGTAGGTAGCTTAGTATCATCATTTGTAACTGTAGTTTGTTTTAGATCACTAGCTAGTTTTGCAAGTGTTACGTTGCTGTCGGCTATTTTAACTGTTGTTACGTTTGCATCTGTAATTTTAGATGTTGTAACAGAGTTAGATGCTAGTTTTGCATCTGTAACATTTGTGTTAGCTATGTGGCTAGTGACTACTGAATTATCAGCTATTTTAGCTGTAGTTACAGCATTAGAATCTAGGTGGGTAGTAACTACTGCACCGTCAGCAATTTTAGCTGTTGTGACAGCGTTAGCTGCTATATCAGCTGTAGCAACAGAAAGGTTTACAATGTTATCACCGTTGACTGTAATATCAGTTGGTAAAGCACCACTACCTAACTTTGCCATTGTTATAGCATCATTAGCTATCTTAGCTGTTGTAACTCCACTATCTGCTATTTTAGCTGTAGTTACAGCACCATTAAGAATTTTAGCACTTGTTATAGCACCATCTTTGATGTCGCTTGTTTGTACTGTTTGATTTTGTTCTTCTTGTGCAGCAAACAGTAACTGCTCATGGTTGGCATTAAGGTCAGCTGCCTTGACTGATGACCCTGCCGTATATGTAGCCTTTGCACTATCTACATCTGTATCACGAAAGATACGTATAGAAGCTGGGCTAGCTGGTATGTTGCCTGATGTAAAGACTACATTACCACCGCCTGTAGTAGTGTAGCTTGTTATGTTGTAGTGTGTAGTTTCTGTTTTTACAACTCCATCTACTTCTACTTTTACGTCAGACTGTTGTATAGAAGGGAAAGAAAACGACTTAGTAGCGTTCCCATCCCCAGTATAATCTATGAATGTTGTTGCCATTTATTTGTATATGTTGAGGATGTTACCGGATTGACGACCCTTTTCTTGTCGTTGAATTTTTTTCTCTAATCTTTCTTTTCTGATTTCTTGTGCACGAGCGTCTCCACTTACCTCTGCCCAAGCTATACGTTCTGCTCTAGCAAATAAACGTCTAATTACTTTGTTATGGTAGTAATCCATAGGTTCAAAGTCAGCACGATTACCAGCAGCTCTATCTTTATCCATCTGTTCTATAGATGCTATAATTCTAGGATCTTTAGATAACTTAATTAAATCAACCTCTAAATTTTGTTTACCTATAGCCTGTTGAAATTTAGAACGAAGCACTGGCTCTTTTGTAAGATCATCACCATCTGGTGAAAACAGAACTGATAATCTCATATCATACCCACTTCTAAATAGTAGTTCACGGCCGGGGCTGTTATCTAAATTCATCTGTACAGGACTAAACATGTTATATGCTCTAGTCATAAAGTCATAAGGATTGACTGGTCTAGGAGCTAGTATGTCATATTTTATAGGTAGATCGTTACCGGGTAGGGCATCAAAGAATTTGTTACGGTTACGTATAGACTGTATAATACCAGAGTTTAGTTCTCTAGTATATGGTTGAAATAGCTTACCAAGATCGTTACGTAGACCTCCAAGAGGTATAGTATTGTTCATTAAGTTAGCTGCTATTCTTGCACCTTGTCCGGGTTTTGCACCAAACAAGTCTACAAAGGACTGTAAGCCTGCAAGATAAGACTTGCTTGTCACACCTTGAGCAAGAAGTAAACCTACTTTTAGTAAGTTGTCTTCTGTCCACTCTTCACCCATAAGTAAACTAGCGTCACCTATATCAGCTATCATTGACATAATCTGGTTAAATGGCTCAAAAGAGTTGTAATTTACCAGTACACCACCTAATTTTATAGAGTTGGGTTTGTAACCAGCATCTATCCAAACATTACGTTTTTGTCTGTCTATTGGCCCGTTACCTGTCATATCACCACGCATCCATGCTTGAGCTGCCATAAACACAAGAGCAGAGCCCATTGCCAATCGACCACGTTGTAGGTATCTAGCATTAAGTAACTCACGCTCGTTTGTTATACCATACTTAGCTAAGTCTTCAAACACTCTAGGATTACTTATATCAGCAAAAGCTATATCATTCCATTCTTTAACTAAGAAATTAAATCCGGGTGTATGTTTTGCTGTAAGTTTTAGACCGTTTACACCTGTACGTGCAAATAAAAAGAAAGGTTTAGCCCAAGGATTTTGCTGAAACACTGCGTTTAGATTTCTAGAAAAGCCTGTAAGATCTTGTGTAAGTGTAACTTCTTGACGTGCAAACTTTGTAGCTGCATCAGTTATATTACCGTTACCATCAAATACGTCGCTATAAAAATAGTCTTCAAAGTTTTTAATTAACTCAGGGTTTATATCACTATATGCAGTAAGTTTACCAGCATCTTGTACATCAAAAGCTGACAGCAGTGCTTTTTCACGCATCTTAGCACGGCCAAGTATATATGCAAACGCATCGTCAGTTGCTGCCATCAGTGTTACACCATATGTTAGAAACTTGTTGTCGTTCATACTACGTGCCATATTAGCTACACGAAAAGCAGCTTTTTCTCCGGCGTTAGCTCTGTCACTTTCTGCAAACCTACGTATAATCTCCCAGTTATTATCACCTTTTGTGTATTCAGTAAATCTAGTTTTTCTAGTAGCTATATCGCCTGACCAGTATGAGTTTAGTCTAGTTCTAAATAACTCAAATGACTCTGGTATAGATTGTATCATAGCGTTCATAGAAGCTAGTCCAGCTCTTGCTGCACGTTTATCGCCTGCCATAGCAGCTCCTATAGTTGTAGCCATAGGGCGTAAGAATGTATGGGTAGCTGTACCAATAATAGCTCTAGCTGGTGTTTTAGGGCCAGATAAAATACTATGTGTCATAACTCCTTGGAGTTCTTTGACTAAAGATCCAGTTACTTGTTTACCACCTATCTCACCACCAAAGATCATTTTACGTGCAAAGTTATCAAAATCATCTACACTGTTGACAGTTTTCATCATAGAAAATGCCTCAAACAATGACATCAACAACTCTCCGTTAGGATCGTTTTCCTTAGTAATGTTGAGCATTGACTGTATTGCTTCTCTAGTGTCTGCCATTTCTTTGGCTAAAGTCTTTTCAAGATAAGATCTTTTACCAGCACCCAGTTCTCTAAAGTTATCTGACTTAATTATACGAGCACGTTTAGCTTCTGTTAAAAGCATAAACATTGTATCACGTATATTTTCTAGCGGGCCATCTACATCTTTTAAATCTACAAAGTCTTTTATTTCTCTACCAGCTTCTCCCATGTCACGTACTTGCTGTAACAATGTGCCCATAACCATATCAGCGACAACAACGTACTTACTTGTTAATGTTTCTAATTTATCAGTTATGTTACCATCTATATCTGTAATTTGGTAAGCATCTGTAGCCTTAAAAAACTCTTCTAAATACTCGTCTGGGCCTAACTCAGCTGCATTTCTACCTAGTGTAATGCGTTGATGTGCCTCTACAGCATCTCTAAATTTTTCTACAAGAGCCTTTCTGCTACCACCTACTTCGTCTAGTAAAGCTTGAAACTTATTATTACTATATAACTTTCGTAATACGTCTTCAACTACTTGTTCTGATTGACCAGAAAACTTAGCACCACGCTCACGTTGCACTGGTGTAATTACGTTACCAGCAGAGCCTTCTTCTGAACCCCAGTCTTTCTTAATCTTTTTCTGATTTTCAAAGACAATCATAGGATCATCAACAGAAAGTGTAGCACCCTGAGCAGGGCCAGCTAGAGGTTTGTTTTTAGCTGCACGAAAGCCACTTTCACCTTCTCGTAACTCTTGTAAACCTTTTGCCAGTGTTTCTTGATCTACACTCTTTTGTCTATTTTTTATAAGGTTTTGTACTTTTGTACCACCTTTACCTAGCACCATAGCAGCACCATCAAATACAAGACCTATTCCCATACCTTCTACGATGTTCTTCATCTTCATCATAATAGGATGGTCGGTTTCTTTTGTGCTTAATGGTGTATCCATCCAACCATATCTATCTCGTAACATACCTAACGCATTTTCTCCGTCAGATTGTTTTGATACAAGGTCAGATATAGCACCGACACCAGCAGCACGTATAAGGCTAGGTGCTCCTAACAGTGCTCTTGCACCAGCACCTATACCTAATCCTACACCACCAGCTGCAAGACCTTTTGCTGCTAATACTGTGCCAGCTGCCATTGTACCAAAGTGCACTGTGCCACGTGCTAGATTACCCCACCATGTTTTAGTTACTATAGGATTGCTTTCTGATGTAAAAGGATCCCATTGTGGTTTGTAGTAACCATTCTTTTCTTTCTCTCTTTGCATTTCGCCAGAGAGTGCATCTGTTGTTCTTTCAGCAAACGTTGCTACAGACGATAGAGAGTCTTGTACACCGCCAGTCAGAGCAGATTGTAGCTCTTTTGTGACTGCCTTAAATCCCCAGTTATCTGCATTACGGGGATCTTCAAGTTCATCAGCTACATTCTGCTTCGCCTCTTCCTGTTCTTTAGTGACTTTTGCTGCCGCTTCAGCCCTTTCTCTATCTGCCTGTTCGTCTCTCTCTGCTTCGATTTGTTCGATGTCAGATTGATCGAAACTATATTCTTCCATAATTTATTGTGATAATATGAATTTAACTAGCCCTGTGGACATAGTAGTAGGCAAAGAGTATGGGTCTAAAAATTCGCCACCAAACTCTTCTTCAAATATATTTATTGTCTCACCATCTACCTGAAACGGCTCGTAAGCTTCAGGTCTAAATCCTTCTTGAGCATCATTAAATACAGCAAGACCAGTAAAACTGTTACTCTTCATAGAGGTGTGTAAGATGTGTCCCTTTAAAAGAGCATCCTGTGCTTCTTTGTCAAACTTAGTGTTACGATCGAATCCAGCTAATTGCATAGCTTCATTAAAGGTAGTCTTTGTCCATGGGTATCTTCCAACCTTAATGTTTTCTCCCATACGCATACCACTTCTAGACTCTTTAGCATTGAACATATCTTCTATATCACCTAAAGTTGTATCCTCTGTAATAACATCAGAGTATGTACGACCTCTACCATCGACAAAGGAGGTATAGTTAGCACCTTGACGGGCTGCACCTTCGTACATCCAGTCCATCTCTACATCATATGTAAAACCATTTAAGCCAGCTCTAAATACCTTAGCACCTGTAGGGTTACTATCTAATAAAGCTTGGTCATCTGAGGATAATTGTTCTTCTCCAAGAGCACCTTCTGGTACAAAAAATGCAATCGGTTTACCGTAGTCAGGATTAGGCTTACCATTAGGCAAAGTTTTAGCTGTATCGTACGCTACAGTATCTAGACCTAGAGCTTCATGTCTCATTTGCATAAGTCTGTATGGCTTCATACCTACAACTTTAGCTAACTCTATATAATAATCAGGTATTTCACCATTATTTGCTTTCATATTTCTACCAGCTATCAATGCAGCTTCTTGCTCACCGGGTAAATACTTGTCGCTAGTCAAAGCTGGATTATTAATTGGTAGTTCGGTTGACTCTTTTACTAAAGCTTTAGCTTCTGGTAATAATGTAATCTTAGGATCTCTTTTTGTAACTGCACCAGCACTGTAATAGTTACCTTCGTATGTACCTTTTTTAACAATATCTGCTGGCTCTTTCAGTAAGTTAGCTTCGACTTGTCCTAAAGCATACTCATGGGCTTCATCTCTATTGTCACCTTTTCTGACTCGCAGCATATAGATTCTGTTATAATCATGTAAGGCTTTATTAGTCAGTTTTTGTGCATCAACAGAGGCTAAATCTGGGTCAACTATAGCAGCGTTAGGAGATAAATACTTTTGAGCTACACCACTGAGTAAGCGTTTAGCTTGACTTTCTTGATCGCTTGATGGTACAAAACCTTTTGACGCATCTTTAGCATCGTCTATAGCATCCTTCTTAATGTCAGGATCTTCTATAAAATTAGCACGAGTTAGTATTTCTTCTTCAGACATACCATTCTTCGCATCTCTTATAAGATTATCAGCTTCTTCTTGGTCAGATACTTGACCGGGTATATAGTATTCACGAACTGACTTAAAGTAGTCGTGATCTGGAGGTAGTCCAGTTTCTGCTGATAAATCTTTGAGTGCCTGATCTTTCATAGCTGGAGTAATTTCTGTACCGCTAGCAGCCAAAGTCTTAAACTCTTCAACAACACCCATAGCACTACCTAATGCTTCTGACTTTATTTTAGCATCTATACCTTGTACTTTAAGTATAGCAGCTTTAGATTCTAGATTATCTAGTTTAGTCATCAACGCCTTAGATGCTGGTGTGTTGAGTTCAGCTAAAGTAATTTTTTTACCGTTTGTACCTTTTTGCTCAAATATTGATTCTTTAATTTTACGTATATCCTCTGCATCTATAAGACCAGCATCAAAAGCTTTGTCTAGATCTGCACCTAGCTGAGAGAAAGCAAATGACATGTTCTTTTTGCCAGTGCCATCACCCATAGAATATTTATTTAAGTAACCACTATTAGGATCATCTTTTGTTCCAAAGATAAATTCAGTTGCATTTTCACCTGTAAGATTAGTAGCCAGTGTAAGAACTCTAGAAGATTCACCTTGTTTTGCTGACTCATCAAGTTTTCTTCTTGCTGTTAATTTTAGAGTTGTATCTCTATGCTCTAGTAAAGATTTAATTACTTTACGTCTGTGTCTACCGAGAGCTGGATTATTTGCACCACTACGATGTAGATATACTCTACCCCAGTATCTCAATGCCTGATCTGCTAGGTCTGCTCGACCCTGTTCAATAAGTTCCCAGTAAGTTCTACCGTTAGCACCTTTAACTTGGTTGTCACTAACACCTTCATTTAACCAACCTGATATAGCTATAGGAGCTTGTTTGGCCATCTGATCTGCGTTAACAACCTGTGTTTGTTTGGTGTTTTTAGAGTTAGCTACTTCATTAATGTTCTGAGCTTCCTCTATAACTTGTCTATTATTTGACCCATCTGCTGCCTTTTTAGTCATAGAAGCTTGTTTGATACCTTCTGTTTCAACTGCATTAGACTGTTTATCAAGAGTTTTTTCATCCTCAGATGCGTCTTTTGGAAAGTCAATATCTAAGTTTTCTGAAGATTCGTTATCTTGGTCGTCATAATACTTGTTCATTTTACGAGTATCATCCCATTCCTCAAACTGTTGCTTGAGTTGAGCACCCTGCTTAATTAACTGACCAAACTTTTGAAAGTTACGTGAACGCTGATCTGCCATAGCGATAGCATCATTTTTCATACGATCAAAATGTGCAGCGTACTTTTTGTCCATCTCACTTATAGCTTGATTGACTACACTAGCACCGGGTCTTTTTGTTTCAAGATAATTAGTGTCAGAGGTGTTAAAATTATAGCGTTCTTCTATCATGCGACCTCCTTGAAGTCAACATCAAGCTGACTATAGTCAACACCATAGTAGCCAGTGCTAAGTTTAACAACAGCATCAGGATGAGTTTTCATTACTTCTTGAGCCATAACTCCTATAAATTCTCTGTCTTGATCTAAATATTTAAACTTGTATATATTATGTCCATCTATGGATGTACCTATCTTTTTAATATCTTCCTTTAGTCTAATATCACTACCGGGGAAGAATGACATTACACCTGATGCTACATTCATACCAAAGCTTAGACTGTTCATAAACTGACCAGCTCTGTCTTTTGGTGGTAACATAGTAGGAGGCCCAAACTGAGGATCCATACCTAGCGATTGTCTATTAGCCTTGAGCATATCTTGTGTACTTCTTTGTATCTTAGTTTCAGCTTTCGCTTCACCTACAGTAGATAACGCATACATCTTACGATCAACGTCTGCTACTGAAGCAAGATACTTTTGTCTAGCAGCTCTACCAGCGTTACGTGATCTACCACCTTCGGCAGTTGGTTGTGATTTAAAGTATGCTGCTGCTGCATTTTGTTTTTGTAGTAAGCCTTTTCCTTGCTCACTGAGAACAAAGGAATCAAAGTCAGATCGAGCACGAGATGCTCCTAGACCAAGGATGTTATTTATGTTGTCCTTGAAATCGACTTCCTTATTCCATTGTTTAATACCGTCAGAATAATATTTACTTATCCGCTTTTTGTTTTCTTGTCTAGCGGCCTCTCTTCTTCCGGCGTTAGGATCTGGTGCACACACGGCAAAATTCTATAAATTGTATATTGTTTGGCCCATGTTCAAACTTACGTAAGAACTTGAAACCTAAAAATTGTAATAGTTT